AATTAGTATTGTATTTTTTATTATTTCTATTTGCTTATCTAATTCGTCACAAATTTTTTCTTCTTTCTCACAATATTTACACATATCTTCTACTCCTTTACTTTATAACTTATAGATTCCATCATTTCTTTTGTAACTATTTCTCTTATTTTTCGTACATTGTAACTTATGTTTGCTATATCAAGCCCTATTAAAAACAATATGATAATTAAAATAACCTTCATTTCTTCTACTCCTTTTCTAAAAGTGATTGCATTTCATTTTCAACTATTCTTAAAGTTATTAAAGTGTTTGGATTTGTTTCTTCTTTAAATAATTCTTGACATCTTTCTATTTTTGCTTTTATTTTGTCTTTGCTAATATAATTTTTATCAACATAATCTAAATCTAGTTGCTTTTTGTATTCTGATATTTTTTCTTTTAATATATCATTTTTTGCTATTTGCCTTCCTACTTCTATAATAAGTTCATCTCTTTCATCACAAATAGTCATTATAGCCTCAAATAGCCTTTTTGCATCTCCAGTTAGCTTTTCTGGTCGCACTATTTCTAGTTCTTTTAATATTTCGTTAGCTTCTTTATTTGTCATTTCTTTCCTCCTTTCGGCTTATATACTATTCTCCATTGTTTATCAGAATATATTCTTGTAGATTCTGTAAACAATTTTATAGCTTCATGTTCATCTAATTCTCTGTTAAATATATTTTCCCAATATCTATTATCAAATTTCACCTCTACTTCAAACATTGAATCGCCTTCTTTCTATATTTTTCAATCTTTTTGCATATTGGTTGACCTGGACTTTTTATGTCTATTGCCATTAATTCAATTTGTTTTTGTAATATTTTAATTTCTTTTGTTAATATAGGAATATCTTCTTTTAAAAATATTTCTGCTTCTTCTGAATTAAAAAACATAGGTCTATCAATTAAGGTTCTTATTCTTTTGATTCTTCTTTCGATTGTCATGATTATATTACCCCCGTTAATTCTAAAGTTATTTCTGTATTTCCTTTAATATATTTTTTATTGAAATCAGAACATGTTGCAATTTCTATAATATCAGGCTTTACTTCAATACTATTTATATAAAAATCAATTACCTTTCCCATTATTTCAAGTTTTACTTTATATTCTTCGACTTTACCTAACTCATCAATATGATATTCTTGCCTGCAATAATTACATTTAACAGCTTTTCCATAATCTGTTCTATCATAATGTAAACTTGCACCACAATTTTTACAATTTGTTCTTAGTTCTATAATTTATCTTCTCCTGTTCCCATTTTTTTGTTTCCCATGTTTCTTCTTCATACCATTTGCATTTATATACTCCTATGAAATTTGGATTTTCCAAACGCATACAGCCTAAGCAATCTTTACATAAACCTTTCAACTTTGGATATCTCATTATTCTTCCTCCCAAAATAGTTTTTCTCTATCTACAAAATCAAAAGTACAAGAACTAACTCTAAAGTTACTTTGAATTTGTTGATAATTACTCCAAAAATGTATAATTCCATTTTGTAATATATCTACATTTAATTCTTTTAAATTCTTAATTAAATCCCCAAAATTAACTACATCGCAATAAGTATCTAATAAATAATATTTATCGTATGTTCTTTCATGTCCAACTATATACATTATTTTATATCCACTATCATGCTTTTTATTTGTAGGTAATATGTATATATCATCAAACAAAGGTGTTTCATCTAACAATTTTACTGTAATACATCTTTCTAAAAATTCTTTTTGAAACTTATTCATCTTTCTTCCTCCTCATAATATTTGTCAATTAGTCGTTTGTCTTCCTGTTTTTTCTTTGCTCTGTTATATTTGCCACGTTCATCTACATAAAATTCTACTGGTATAACTGTAAAGGGTACATCTACATCATCTACTACTACCTCACATTCATCAATTTGTCTTTTATACTCTCTTAAAATATTGTTAATTATTTCTTCCTGTCCTCGTGGAAGGCTGTGCATATACATATGAGCTAAACTACATACTTCTGCACTATTTTCAACTGTTGTAGCACCGCCTTCGGCTTTATGTTTTAAATGATGTAAGTTCATTTGGGATTCATAAAATTCAATGACTTTTCCTGTATATTTCCTATTCTCTATAAATTTCCTGTATGTTTTTATTACTCGCTTTTCAATCTTTTCTTCTACTTTTGCTTTTTTAAACATACAACCCTTTCCGTATTGTTTTTCTAGTTTTTCTCTTACTTTTTTATTTTGTTTCATCTGCTTTATCCTTTCATAAATCTTCCTCATCCAAATTTATTCCATCATCTTCTAACATCTTTTTATATTCTGCTCTATCAAAATCATCTTTATAAAATCCTCTCATAGTTGCAGCTAAATCGTCCATGAAATCCTTTAATCGTTTATTTCCAAATTTAGTGTTCTCATTAAAATGTAAAGCAAACATTACTGCAACATCTAAATCTTTCAGTCGTTCTTTTAGTTCATTTATATATTTATCTCTATATTTTTTATTGAACTCCGTACTTAATCTTCGTTCAAAATCTTTGCCCCATTCAGCAACTTTTGTTTTATTTTTATCTTTAGCAGCTTTTTCTAAACGTCTTAATTCATTTTTATCGAATAACTTTATTACTTCATCATTTTCCATTTTCTTCTTTTTCCTTTTTTCTTTTTTTATACCAATCTCTGTGATATTCATTATATTTCTCACGATTATTTTCTACATATTTTCTAACATGTTTATTAACTGTATCTCTATTTTCTTTAGCCCATTTCTTTCTATATTCATTTATTTCTGCTTTATTTTTTTGGAAATAATCATGATTTTTACATTTTCTTGAACAATAAAGTTTACTTCTTGAAAAATTTTCACTTCCACAAACTATGCAAAATTTCTTTTCCAAATTCATCTCCTCCTTCATTGTCTATATAATATCATACTTTTTCGTTTTTGTCAATACTTTTTTGAAAATTCTTTTATGAAATTTCAAAATTGATTTTATTCCACTTATTTACGCACTCTTTTAAATACTTTAAATACTCGAAACTATCCATAGTTTCAGACTTATATATTTTTCTTGGAAACTTTGCAACTAATCTATAATCTAAAACTGTTGAGTGTATATTTTTCTTTTCATTTATTCTTTTTTGGATTTCTTTTATATCTTCACAGCTCATTATTTCGTGTTCAAAATAGATATCTGTCATTGAATATCCACCTTCATAAGAATAAACTATCATATAATAATAACTCATAAATATTCCTCCTTACAACCAATTTAATTCTTGTTTTATATTTAATAACTTTGAACATATATCATCTAATTCTTCATTATAATCTTCTTCTCCACAAGTACCTATTTTAGGCATAAATTCATCTAAAATTTCATCTAAATCAAAACTAAATTCTCCACTTATCATTATTTTATTCCTCCGACATCAATTTTAACTTGAATAAATTTAAAAATGTTTGATTTTTTATTGGTCTATAATAATTATATTTTTCTTGAATATTTCTTTTCGCTGGCGATATTGCCGTTCTTAAATTCCTCTCTGCTTGATATATAGATATTTTATATTTTTCAGCTATATATTCATATATGTCTAACGTATCCCACCATAAAGGATTATTTTTAACATACATTAGGGCATCTACCCAAAATATTATTCCCCTGCTATTAACATTAAAACCTAATTCTAACAATTCATTTTTAATTTCCTCTATACTCATTTACTTACACCTCCTATAATTCAAATAAATTCTTTCAATTTATAAAGTACAAACCACATAATTAATGCGATGCCCATAAAAGTTGTAAAACAAAATAAAAACATATTGTGTTTATAACATTCACGAACGAACTCAAAACTAATTTTTAAAAAAAATATTATAGAAAGTACTGTTATTATTATCATTATTATAAGCATTATTAATGTTTTCATATTTTCAATTTCACCCCATAATTCATTTACTTACACCTCTCTTCAAAGTTTTTAATTGTATCTTCTATTGTCCTTTCTTTATTTTCAAAAGCATTATCATCATAAAAATCATTCAAATCTTCTGCCATCAAATTAATTATTTTATCTTTCAGCTTTACTATATCTAATAAATCATTTATTCTATTATTTGCCTCATATAAGTCTGATTCTTTGTTTCTATAATTTATTAACAATGTTAATATAGCATCTTCACTTGGGCTTAATCCTTTTACATCTTCTATTGCCTCTTCAATACTCATGCTTTTACACCTCACAACTCAAACTCCTCATCGCAATCTCTTGTTGACACTAAATAATTCAATCTTTGTTTTAACGCTTTATTTTCTTGTAAAATTCCTAATATTGCTTCATCTAATTTCATTTTACAATCTAAACTCATTGTCATTATTAATTCGCCCTTTTCTCTATGAAATTTGTTGAAACTTGTAAATTTTCTCAATGTTTCTTCGCTTTTAGACATTCAATCGCCTTCTTTCTATATCCTTTTATAATAATATTTTTACCTCTTCCTGAGCTTTTTAAATCATTTGCCATTAATTCTATTTGTATTTTCTGTATTCTTATTTCTTTTATAAAATCTTCTATATCTTCTTTTAAAAACTCTTCTGCTTCCCTTGTTTCAAAAAACATAGGTCTATTAATTAAAGTCCTTATTCTTTTTATTCTTCTTTCGATTTCCATATTAATTCTCCTTTATATTATATGGTATATATGGAGTGCTATCTTGCATTTGCTCTATGTGAAAGTCTAATTGAAAATTCATTAAATTATTGTTAATTATTGTATCAATCTTTGTATCATAATTTGTAAATCCATATATATTATAATGTCGCAAATAATCTAAAGTGTACTGATTTAATTCTATTGCTATGATTTTTTGATTTCGTTTTTCTATAAAATTAATTTCATTTTCTATTTGTTTTCCAACATCAAATAAATTTTTATTTTCCATTTTAAATCCTTTCTTTATTAAACTATTCTTTTCCATTATTTATTTGTAATAGACACATTAATATTATGCCCAAACCTGCCCCTACTATTAATCCAATAAAAAATTTCAACATTATTCTTCTCCTCCTTCTATTCCTACTTGCATAAAATAATCATCATAATCTTTATTTTGATTAGTTATTTTATTTAGATTATTTTTAAACTTTTCTTTTCTTTTTTCTTCTGATTCTTGTTTCCTTTTTAAAATATCTTCTTCTGTTTCATACCATACCCATGCTTTCTGAACTCCATAACTAACTGTTTGGTAAACATCACCATAAACAAGTTTTTTACCCGAAATACGTTTTTTATGTTGTGCATTACCATCATATAATTTCCAATTTTTCATATTAAGCAATATATTAGTAATTCTTTCTTTATCTGCCCTACTTGCCTTATCTCTAGCAGCAACATGTCCTAAGGCTTCTCTCCAAATCTGTTCAAAACAAGTTTCTTTTTTACCTTCTAAAAACTCCTCAATAAGTCCAACATCAGGGTCTTCAATATAATATCTATTTTGAATATTTTCAAATTCCTCTTTAAATTTATCAGGAACACTCAAAAACTTTTTACCATCTTTATATTCTTGATAAACCTCAGCTAATATTTGTTGGATATCTTGTTTAATTAAATTATATTCATCTTTATTTTCCCATAAAATTTTCTTTTTTATTTTATCTTTATCTTTCTTATCAGCACATTCTACAATAGGAAATCTTCTTTCTCCAGTAGGGTCATCCAAGATACATTCATTATTTGTAGTTCCAAAAATAATAAACTGTCTAGGGTATGCTTGGCTAGCTCTTGTATATGGTATTCTATGTTGTTCATATCTAGTAGTGATATAAGACTTAATACTATTTTTATCTGCCTTGCTCATAGCAGACAATTCAGCAACTTCTACCATCCATTTACCATTAGTATAATCAAAAGGTTTTTTAAAATCCTTCAAGTCTTCTTGATACCAATTAATATTATCATCACACATGGCTCTAAAGAATGTAGACTTTCCAAGACCTTGAGCGCCTTTTAAAATAACCATAGAATCAAATTTACAACCCGGATTATAAACTCTTTCAATAGCACCAAAAAGCATAAGTCTTAAACACATGCTATTAAATTCTGTAGGTTTAGCCCCAAAATAATCAGCAAAAGCAGTATCTGCTCTTTTTACACCATCCCATTTAAGACTTTCTAAATATTCCTTAATAGGGTGATATTTATATCCTACAGCAACAGTTCTAATTGCACTAACAGCTTTCTTATCATTATAAATGCCATATTCCTTTTCAATAATACGTTGAATATTGTCATAGTCAACTTGTTTAAGAGGTTGACCATCAAATTCTTCTTGAGAAGACATTTCATTAAACTTAAATTTGTTTTTAAATTTTTCATAATTTTCCAAAATAATACAATAATTTTCAATAACATTAGCTACATTTCCATTAGAATTAATCATAAGTTCTTTTTCCCAATCGTTCTTTATCGGGAATTTAAGCACGTTGTTCTTCTTTTTTTGTTCCTTAACCATTTAAACTCTCCTTTCTTTAAGCTCTCAAAGGAGTCAAAAACTTTCTAAATTTCTTTTGTTTTAACATCAGTATTTATAATTATTTTTTTTCCTTTTAATTCAATATCTATAGTCATATCTTGTTTTAATTCTAAAATTTCGACTAAATATTTAGGTATCGTAATATATAGACTATCTGATTGGCTATTTAAGGCTCTTAACTTTCTTTTCATTTTCATACCTCCTTTTAAAAATGTAATTCTACTATACACCATTTATTGTTTTTTGTCAAGATATTTTTAAGATATTTTTTAGTTTTTTTTATTACATTATGTACACTAATCGTTTTTTAAATTGATTTTGTAACCTTTAACAACTTTGTATCTTTTTCTGTTTACATTTTTATATTATTGAAAGTTATTATGTAAATAACAGCGTTATGTAAACAAAAATTAAAATTTGTTTTTTTTGCGTTTTTTTATGTAAACAAATTGTTGTAAACATATAAACATAAGTAAAAACTTTATCTGAAAGTTTTGTGTCCATTGTGTGAAAACTGGTGTTTTTTTACCCAAAAAGTGAATATTGGTAAATTTGCACTTTATGTATACAAGTTGAATAATTTATTGATATAACTGATTTATAGTGTCGTCTTTAATTTTCAAAATCTTTGGGGTGTTACAAAATGTTACTTTTTATTTGTAACGGCAAAACACCATAAGCCAGTAGGGTTCGGAGGATTTTTAGGGGTGTTACAAACAATTTTATAACTCTTTATATATATGTGTATTATATTATATACCCCTTTTTATTATTTTATTTATTATATATATATAGTAACATTAGTAACAATATAAGGAAAGTATTGATATTACTGAATTTACCCCGTTACAAAAAGCGTTACAAATGCGTTACTTATTTTTTTATGTCTGTAACACCTTGACTTTTTTCCCGGAAAAGGTGTATAATTATATCAGTATTTTTTAAGGAGATGTGATACGAATGAGTAAATCTGTTAATAATATTGGGAATAGGTCTAGCCTTCAAAAAGCTCTTAAAGACGTTGATAAAGAATATATTAAAAGTCTTTGGAATTTCTCTATGCAGGTCGCTGCCCTTAATACTCATCGTATTCAGTCAGAAGAAGAAATGGAAGAACGTATTCAACAACTTTTTGAACTTTGCGCCTCTACTCGGTAATATGCCTACTTATGAATCTATCGCTGTTGCCTGTCGGTATTCCCACTAGAACTTTCTATGATATGAATAAAGGAGAGTTTAAAGGATACGAGAAATACTCGCAAATCATCAAAAGAGCAAAGGACCAGGTGGCTATGATAGAGTCAGCAATGGTAAGGGATGGAAAGATTCCGACGGTACTTTGGATTTTTAGGGCTAAAAATTATTTAAATATGAAAGATGTACAGCAAGTCGAAGTAACGCCAACCGCTTCGGGAGATATTCCTCAAGAGAGCGAAAAAATATTGGAAGCTTTACCAGAAGCACCCGCTGAAAATTTTGTAGAAATCGAGAGTGAAGTTTCGGAAAAACTTTAGCGACTTTCTGGGAAAAATTCCAACGACTTTGTGAATCAAATTTTGAAAAACTTTCCAAAAACTTTCTGAGGTTGAATGTGAGAAAAATATTTTTAGTAAATTTTTGTTCGTATAAAAAAACATATTGACAAAATGATTTTTTTATGATATATTATAATCAATTCAAACCTATTGCGTTATACGGCGGGCGTTTATGTCCGCCCTATTGCTTTTATAAAACATTGCACAAAAGTGCTATTTTGTGCAATGTTTAATTTTTAGGTTGTTTTACTATATATTTGATATTTATATAGTTGAAATTTTATTGAAAATTAATCCTAAAAGATTTCAAAATAAAGATAATATAATTACTTGTTTTGTAATAAAAATGTCTCAAAATCTAAAATAGAAAGAATTAAAATATATGATTTTTCTAAAAAAACAAAAAAATGAAGTTTCCTCAATATTTGAGAAAACCTCCACAAACAATCCATATATCAGAATCACAAATATAAATATCTAAGATAATTATATTTATCTATATAATATCATTAAAATATCAATATGTCAAGAGAAATTTTAATAAATTTTCAAAAAAACATAAAAAAAGAAGCGGGCTATCGTTCCGCTTCTTATCTTCTTTTACTTCCACCGCTTCCAGTTTGCTTTGCTGCCTCTATAAAGAAAAATCCTATAAGTGCTATAGGTATAAACAAGATGTAAAATATTCCTTTGAATAATTGCATAATTGTCGCCCATGCTTCGTTTTTCTTCAATTGATATTCTTTGTCTGTCTGTTTTTGTTCTTTTTCTTGTTTTCTTTGTTCTATCTCTTCAATTTGTAATTGTAATTTTTTAATTTGTAAATCTTCCTTAGTTGGTTTATTTTCTGTTTGTTTTTCCATATCTAAGAACATTTTCTCAATATCATTTATATTTTTCATATTTTCAATACCTCCTCTAAATTCTCAATAAATGCGCCTTGACCTCTTATGATTTCACCGTTTGATTTTTTCAATAAGAATTCGCCTTTGCCCGTTAATTTTTCCGCCCCTGTTTCGTCAAGGATTGTTTTGCTGTCATAGTGATTTGTTACAGTTAAGGCAAGGCGTGAAGGAATATTCACTTTAAGCTTGCTACTTATTGTCTTTGAGTCGGGGCGTTGTGTTGCAAGTATTAGATGGATTCCTGCAGCTCTTCCAAGTTGTGCAAGTCTACAAAGTAAAATCTCTATGTCTGGCGATTGGATAAACAAGTCGGCAAGCTCATCAATTACAATTAAGTAATAACACATTTTGTCGCTTTCTTGTTTGTTGTAGTCCTCCATGTTTTTATAGTTTAAATCTGACAAAATTTTATATCTATTTGTCATTATTATTATCATTTTATTCAAAATGTCAATTGCTTTGTCTGTTTCAGTTATAACAGGCGTGGCAAGATGTGGGATATTCTTGTATTGTGTGAATTCAACCTGTTTTATGTCAATTAATACTGCTTTAAAATAATTTGCATCATATTTGTTGACTAATGACACAATGATGTCATTCATTAAGCAGCTTTTTCCGCTTCCTGTGCTTCCTGCAATCAATAAATGAGGCGCTTTTGCAATGTTGATTGACACCTCTTTATTATTTATATCTTTCCCAACAGAAGCGGTCAAGCCTTTTGTTTCCTCGTTTTTTAATTCGTTAAAGTGCAAGATTTTTCTGTCTTTTTTGCTTGTTTCAAAGACAATGCAGCCTTTTTCTTTGTCAAAATCTAGTTTTATTTTTTCGATTTCAATATATAGTTCTAGCTCGCTTGTCAAGTTTTGAATTTTTCTTATTTTTGAATTATTTGTTATTTTAAAATAATATCTATTGACTGAAAATGATGAAATTGTTTGAACATGTTGTAATTGTACATCATACATTGTGAAAAAGTTTATTATTTTGTTTTCCGTTGTGTTGTTGTTTAAAAAGTCAAGTTCCTTCATGTTTCTACCTCCTTTTAATTATATAATTCCATTTTCTTTAAATTCTTTGATAAGTCCATATTTTTTAGCTTTTTTTTCAAAATCTGCTCTAATTTCCGCAAGTTCTCCCCATGAATAATTATTTGATTCGAAATTATTTTGCCATTCAATGGCTTCTTGTATCGTTTCATATTTTTTTATTTGATATTTATTACATTTATAAAAACAACTCATTTTTTATACCTCCATTATATTACTTTTATTATAGTATTACGCCATAAAATTCTTTCAATGTCTTTATCTCTTTTAGGTGGGTTGTATATATTTTTAATATAAAACCCTTTAAAATAACCAAGCTGTGTTAACCCAATAAAGTTTTTTCCTTCTTTTAATTCTTCTAAATAGTATAAAATTTTCATATCTTCATTGTTATATATAAATTTTTTGTGTGTTTCTTCTTTTAATTTTCGAATATATTCATTGAATTTTTTTATAATTTCTTTTGATGTTGTTATTGTTTGCGTGTAGACTGTTCCGTCATTTCCCCATTCTTTTTGATAGTTTATTGTTAGATTTTTCATAATAAATCACTCCTTTTATATTTCTTTTATTTCATATTTTTCGTTCTTGAAATAGTATGGGGTATAATATCCGCCTTTACATTTATGTTTTTCGCACCAATCCCCTTCAATTGTACTCCATGTTTTTGGAATTATTTTATTTTCTAGTAAATATTCATTCACGCAGCTTTCTGCTCCTCTGTAACTCGATGTATGCCATTGCGTTTTTCCTATATAATAAAGTTCATTGTTTTTTATTTGATAAATTGTAGCTTCTTGCCTTCTACCTCCATAGATACTAGGATTTTTTGTCAAGTTTTCTACTTTAAAAATAAAATGTTTCATAATTATCACCTTTTCACGCTTAAACGTGCCTTTCTTTTTCTTTTTTAGTTAACAGTTTGTTGCGGGTCGTTGGGCTTTTTCTACTTTTTCCAATATCACCATTTGCAACGCTCTTCCGCCTCTTTCTCTTAACTTAATTATATTATAGCATATATTTTTATATTTGTCAACACTTTTTTATAAATTTTTTAATATTTTTTAAATTATTTTATTGTTGTTATACAGTTATTAATCACATACAATAAAGCTTTTGTTATTAATATTTCAATTGCAATATATATTGTTAAGAATGCAACCGCACGACCTAACAATATATAAAATATATTTTTCTTATTTTGTCTTATCTTTAGCATATTATTCAACCCCTTTCCTCTTAACTTGATTATATTGTAACATATTATATTATATTTGTCAATACTTTTTATAATATTTTTTTATTTTTTTATAATTATTTTTAAATCAATCAAACACTATAAAATAATTATTTTTTACATTTAAAATTGAATCTAAAAAGAAGCGGAAAAAATCCCCACACTATACCACCCCGCCCCCTATATGTGAGAACAGCCCGACCACCGCATATCATCCCCTTGTCCACCCGAAAAAAACAAAAGGCAATGCCACCACTTGACAATGCCACCAAAAAGAGATAAAATAAAAGGGATGATATGAGAGGGCGGAAAAAAAAGAAAAGAAAAAAATAGAAAAATAGAAAAAGAGGAGGAGAAGAAAAATGGATATAAGATTTATAAATAGCGAAGGAGAGTTAATAAATGTAAGTAACATGAGCATAAAGGTAATAGGAGGCAACCTTATCGGGATAGATGGAGAGAAGAATGTAGTAGTAATAGAGAGTTACAAAAGCGAAGAAGATGCGAAGAAAGCGTTAAAAATATTTATTGATTATATGGTATATTTAGGAATAAAAAGAACGAAAGAAGATAATATATTAATGGATTTAAGATTTCAATATGATACAAATAACGAAGAGGAAAAATATTACAGAGAAGTAAAAGAAAGATATCAAGAGAGTTTTATTGATTTAGGAAAGAAGAAGGAGGAAGAAGATGGAAAACCCGAACAAGATAAAAAGGAGTATAAGGATTCCTAGAGAGATAAATGAGAAGTTAAAGGAAGAGGCTGTTTTAAGGGGAATAAGTGTAAATAAAGTAATAATAGAGAGAATAGAGGAAGGAGAGAAAGGAGAGAGAAAGAAATGATAGTATTAAGGGTAATAATGGGAATAATAGTATTAATAGCATTAATAGTGGAGTTAAGTGACTGGAGAAACGGGAGAAAAGATGGAAAACAGGAGATATTTGTAATAATGGTATTAGTATTAATGGAAATAATAATAATACAGGGGTGAATAGATGGAAGAGATAGAATATGAGAGAGCGAAGCAAGACATCAGGAAGATAAGGTACAATTTAGAGAGTGGAGAAATAGATATAGTAACGAGGATAAAGTTATTAAACTTATTAAGGCATAGATTAGGGATAGTAGAGGACAAAGAGAAGGTTGAGAAAGTAGTATATAATGCAGACAAGAAGGGATTAGAGTATAGTGAGAGTATAGAGATAGCGAGGGCGATAAGTTTTAGGATAAATGACATAATAAGGGAATGCAAAGAAAAAGAGAAGCAAATAGAGTTATATCAGGTAATGAAAGAGGACTATTATTATTTAGGGAGATATTTATTTGAATATTATTTACCAGCGTTAGAATTTGGAATAGAGCCGAGTAAGCAGTTCATAGCACCGAGAACGAGTGTCTTGAATGAATTAGCGAAGGAATACAGTAAATTTCATTACAGAAAAGACAGACCGATAATGACAGTAAGTATGCCACAAGGAACTGGAAAGACTGAGATAGGAAAAAGATATTTAAGTTGGCAGATAGGAAGAGAACCGAGTAAGCCTAATATGTTTGTAAGTTATTCAGCGAGTATAGCAAAAGACAAGGGATTTAATGGAATAGATGCGTTAATAAATGATGAAATGGGAAATTACAAGAAGATATTTCCGAAGATAAGGGAATTATATAGAAGTGCGGACACGATGAGTTTAGATTACACAGATGAAGAGAACAGGAAAAAGCCACATTCGGAGTATTCATTGTATTGTGTAGGATTTGATGGTTCTGTTACGGGAAGGACGAGAGCAAGAGGAGTATTATTTTGTGATGACTTGGTAAAGGATATAGAAGAAGCGAGTAATAAGGACTTAATGGAGAAAAAATGGATAGAGTTTACTGGAACAACGAGGAAGAGGATGCAGGCAGGATGTGGATTATTATTAAATGGAACGATATTTAGTATAAATGACCCATTATCTAAGACGATAGCATATTACGAAAAAAATGCACCAGAGAGATTAATGAGGGTAAGAATACCTGGATTAAATGAGAATGATGAAAGTAACTTTAATTATAAATATGGATTTGCGATAACGACAAAGATGTTCCATGAAGATAGAGATTTGATGGATGCTGTATCGTTTAGTTGTTTAATACAGCAAGAGCCGATAGAAAGAGAAGGGATATTATTCTTTGAAAAAGAGTTTAAGAAATTTGATTTGGTTGGATATTTAAGGGAAGAAGAAAAAGAAGGATATGCAAGGACAGTAGCTTCATGCGATGTTGCGTGGGGTGGAGATGACCATTTGTCTATGCCGATAGTAGACGAATATGAGAACGGAGATTGTCCATTGATTAAATGGTTATTTATGAAAGGAACGAAAGAAGAAACGATGCCAGAGGTAGTAAGATACATAATCATGTACGAGATAAGTGCGATATGTTTTGAAGCGAATAATGGTGGAGATATGTATGCAGAAGCGGTAGAAAAGGAATTAAAAAAGCAAGGGTATAATAAATGTCATGTATACTCTAAAAAAGCACCAACGAATAAAAGTAAGACAGACAGGATATTAGGGAATCAAGGATTTATACGAGGGGTAAATAACTCTGAATATAGATTAATAATTCCAGAGAGGGAAAGTATTAAAGATGACAAAATGTTTAATGATGCGTTAAATGAGGTGTTTAAATTCAATCAAAGTACAGCAAAGAATGTAAGAACAAAACAGCATGACGATGCCCCAGACAGTTTAGCATTATTAGGGACAGAAGTATTAGGAATGAAGAGCAATTATGGTAAGGCTGTAAGCAATATTAGCAGGGAAATGTTAGGAATATAAAAAATTTACATAAAAAACAGTTGACTTAAAAAAACGAATATGATAAAATTAAATTAGGAGAAACAAAAATGATAAAATTTGAAAGAATAAAGATAAAATGTCCTGATTGTTACAAATTAATTTGTACGATGGAAAATACAGCGAATACTGAGGGAATATACTTTTGGTGTTCGAGGTGTAAGAAAGAATTTGAAATTAAAAAAGAAAGAACTCTTAGAAGTCAATAGTATGAAGCTATTGGCTTTTTATTTGTAAAAGAAGAGGTGAAACGGTTGATAGGTAAGGGTAGAAAATTAATAATAGTTGATGAAGAAGTAAATGTAAATACTATTGTTGATGTAGTAACAAAGGCATGGACAGACCATAAAAGAAATGTAGCAGAAGTAAATAAATTATTAGATTATTATTTTGGAAATCAGAATCAAGACTATAAGAAAAGTAATAGTGATTTTTACGAAAATGATATACAAAATCAAACTACTATCAATTATGCAAATTCTACAGTAAGGACGATAGTTGGATATACTTATTCTCAAGGAACACAGATTACGCAAAGAAAAGGAAAATACCAAAGGGATATAGAAAAACTAATAGATATAATGAATTATGAAAACTCTGAAACAGTAGACACAGAAGTAGGAACAATGGCTAGTATAGTTGGAATGAGCTTTTTTGGAACATTTCCAACGAAAGAATTATATAGTGATTATATGCCAGATTATCCGATTGTACCAATAGCGTTAGACCCAAGAAATACGTTTATAGTATGTTCTCCAAAACCAAAAAATCCAGTAACTTTATCAGTAACATACTATTATTCAAAGCAAAGAAGAAAAACGACATTTTATTGTTACACAGATACAGAAACCTTTGTATTGGAATGTGATGGAGAAAATACATTTAATAATAGTGCGAGAATTATAGATAATGACATAAATCCTATGGGCTTGAATCCTATATCATTAGTTAAGAATAATCAATTTATGCAAGGCGATTTTGAAACAGCAATGAGTATAAATGATGCGTTAAACTTACTTGCAAGTGATAGTTTAACAGACGTTGAAAATGTAATAAAGAGTTTATTAATTATAATGAACTCAGAATTAACAGATGATGAGGCAGCAAAAGCTAAAAAGAATAGGATATTACAATTAATTGGACAACCTGGAGTAAATGTAGATGCAAAATTTATTTATCAGCAATTAGATAGTTTAGGAATCCAAAATTTAAGGGAATATTTTGAAGAAGCATATAAAACAGTAGTAGGAATCCCTGATAGAAAGACAAGGTCTGGAGGCGGAGGAGATACAGGAGATGCTGTAAAACTTCGTGATGGATGGGCTGATATAGAAATAGTTGCAAGAATAAAAGAAGCATATTTTAAGATTGCGAAGAAAAAGCAATTGGGAGTAGCGATTAAAATATTACATTTACTTAATATGGTATCAAAGAATTTTAAATTAGAAGATATAGATGTAAAATTACCAAGAAATAAAAACGATAATATTCAGACTAAGGCACAAAGTTATAGCACATTAATGGCAACAGGTACAATAGCACCAGAAGATGGATTAGCAATGACAGATATGACAACAGATATAACAGGAGTTGTAACAAGAGGTAAACAATATCAAGAAGAAAACGAAAAAACGTCTGAAAAAGAAGAAAAACCTTCTAATTTAGAAGATAATAATAATGATATTAACTTTAATTCAGATAAAAAAGAAGTGCAAGATGATAAAGAGCAGTTATCTGAATAATATATATTTTAAACTGCCAGTTCTACAATGGCTATATTTGTAGATAGGTATGGCTCAGAGAAGAGCAATAAAACGCTGCCGAAAGAAAGGGAAAAATATGGATTTAAAAGAATTAATGGGAGAAGCTTATAAGGAAGACATGACAAAGGACGATGTACAGAATTTTTTTAAAAAACAAGTGTTAGCAAGTGGCGAATATGCCAGAAAAGAAGCTACAGATGCGACAGAGCGAGAACTTAAAGGACAATTAAAAGAACTTCAAGAACAATTAAAAAATAAAATGACAGATGCTGAAAAAAATGCAGCAAAAGATGAAGAAGTACAAAAAGAAATAGAAGCATTAAAGAAACAATTATCTGAAAGAGATACTTTAATAAGTAGAAAGACAGCAATAAGTTCTTTAGCGGAAGCTAAAGTAAAAGCTGGAATAAAAGATGATGATAAAGAATATGATGATTTTATTTCAGGAATTGCGTTTGAAGATAATGAAAAGACAGATAAAATAAGTAAATATATATCAAAAATAGTTTCTAATGCTTATGAAGCAGGGAAATCTGAGGCTATAAAAAACAAATTAGGAAAAATGGGGTCATTTAAAGAAGGTTCTGATGATAATTCTGATGAGGAAAAAGGAGCTTTTGGAAAGAAATTAGCTGAGTCGACAAAAGTAGAAAGCACTGGCAAGAAAAATTTTTTTGAAAGGAAGTAAAAACAATGGCAGTAATAAAAGAAACTTATGGTGTTGAAAAACACATATTAATAGCAAATAATAGCTATATGGTAACATTGCCTGCTCAAGTAACAAATACAGGTGTTGATGCAGATACTGACGGTAAAAAGATATTAAGAGCTGGAACACCATTAGCAGGTGATATCACAAAAAGAGATACAGCTTTTACAAAAACAAATGGAAATACAGCAAGAGCTATATTACTACATGATGTAGATGTAACAGCTGGAGCAAATAATGCAACAATAATTTTAGCAGGTTGTGTAGATTTATTAAAAGTAGATGAAACAACAAGAGAATTGATAACAAGTAATGTTAAAGGAGCAGTTCCTAATATAATCTTTGTAGAAGGGAGTGAAATTTAATTATGGCAAAATCAATATATGAATTAGTAACAAGTTCAAATATGGTAGCATATTGGCTTGAGAAAAATTTAAATACCTATACAATAGGAGAGCAATTATTCCCTTTTAAGAAAGAAATAGGGTGTGAAATAGATTGGATTAAAGGAGCAAATAATCAACCAGTTGGGTTAAGATTATCAGCTTATGATTCAAAAGCAATAAGAAGAGATAGACAAGGTGTTGAAAAATATAAAACAGAAATGCCTTTCTTCAAAGAGTCTATGGTAGTTGATGAAAAAATGCGTCAACAATTAAATACATTAATGCAAACACAAAATGAAGCAATTATAAATGCAATAATTGTAAATATATTTAATGACCAAATTAAATTAATAACAGCAGCTTATGAAACAATTGAAAGAATGAGAATGCAAGTATTAACAACAGGAGCATTAACTATTTCAAGCAATGGACAATCATATACTTATGATTATGGTATGCCAGCAAGAAATAAAATAACTGTTGATACAGCTTGGGATTCTGCAAGTGCTAATATTATAAAAGATATTAATGATGTTAAGAAAACTGCAAGAAGAGCTGGATATAAATTAACAAGAGCTATGTGTAATTCTAATTTATTAGAAGCATTAACAGCTAACACAAATATATCAAAGAGAATTTATGCAATGTCTAATGGAGATGTATATATAACATCTGAACAAGTTAAGAGATTTATTGAATCTGAAGCTAATTTAGTAATTGCTGTAAATGATGAAGGATATATAGATGAAACAACAGGAAACTTCGTAAATTACTTATCAGATGATACATTTGTATTAATGCCAGAAGGAACATTAGGAGAAACTCACTTAGGTGTAACACCAGAAGAGAGTGACTTAATGACAGGAGCAACAAAGGCAGAAGTATCATTAGTAGAAAGTGGAATCGCTGTAACAACATTTGCAATCGAAGACCCTGTAAATGTTGAAACAAAGGTATCTATGGTTGCTTTACCATCATTTGAGATGGCAGATGCAGTATTTATTTTAGACGTAGACCCAACAAGTTTAGGATAATATTGAGAGGAGCAAAAAAATATGATAACTATTGAAAAAGGTGAACATAAGTTAATATGCACAGCAAAAACTTATGAAGAACAATTTAAACCACTTGGTTATCGAATAGCTTCTGATACAAAAGAGGCTACCAAGAAAGTAGCCTCTTCTTTGGATAATCAAGAGAAGAAAAAAGAAGAAAAAGAATTAACTGAGAAATACAAATTAGAAACTAAAAAAACAAAAACTTCAAAGAAAGGAAAATAAGATATGTTATATGAATATAAAGGTAAGGTTTATGTAAAGCCTTTTGATAATAAAATTGTAGAAGTAACTGTTAAAAAAGATGTAAAAAATGGCTTTGATGTACAAGCAACAACAAATGTAATTGTTGATGATAATATAGGAACAAAATTAGTTTCTATAACAACAGAAGAAGCCTACAAACTTCTTAATAGTAGGAAAAGAAAAAGCGAAGAATAAAAAAAGGGAGGATTAAGATGGATTTAGGAAATAATGAAAAATTTCAAGAATTAGCAGAAGTATTAAAAAATAGGCTAGAAAAAAGAGAAATTGAAATAGATGATGATGAAATAATACAAGAATTAAATTTTGCTTTATTGGAATATTATAATGATAGACATTTTAATCCAACAGATAATGAGCCTTTTGAAGATATTTATGCTGGGATAATAGTACAATTAGCATTAAGTGCGATAATGAAAAAAGGAGCAGAAGGTGAAAAAGCACATAGTGAAGGTGGAGTAGGTAGAACTTATGATAGTGCTTCTGATTATCCATTAGGTTTAACAAGAAAAATCATTCCTTTAGCAAAAGGGGTGGGTAAATGAAGCGATTAATGCGAAATAAAAGAAATATATATTTATGCAAGCAAATAGTAGATACTACTAATGGAAGAGTAAAATTTTCCGCTCCAACTTTATACAAAGTGAATTTTCAGCCTTTATCTACTGATGGAGAAATAATTGCATCTGGTAATGATTATGTAAACAGATTAGCAATTTATACTAGTATAGAAAAAGCTAAAGAATTTCATAATTTTGATAGATGTTATGTTTACACAGAACCACCTACTACAGCAGATGATTATTGTGTAGATGCTGACTTTTATGTAGATGGAGAACCTTTATTTTATTTAAATGAAGCAACAATCTATTTACAAAGAATGATTGGTGATGCTAATGAGTAGAACTATTACAACTGATTTAAGTACGAAAGATTTACAGGATATGCAAAAAAGAGTTGATGAATGGGCTAAAAAACTAGATGAAGCGAGTAAAGGCATTGTTAAAGATATAGCAGATTTTGGCTTAAAAGAAATGATGAGAATTTATGGAGAAGCTCAAACACAATATCAAGATAGCACACCTATGGATTTTTCAATTACTGGAACTGAATATCAGAAAAATGTAACAATGAGTGGACAGCAGGCTATATATGATGAATTTGGAACAGGAACTATTGGTGAGCGAAATAGTCATCCGCAAAAAGGAGAATTTGGATTAAATCCATATAATTCTGGTAGAACTATTAGAAAAAATAAAAGTGCTAATACTACTGCTTCAAAGAACAATATTCCTGTAGGGGAATTATATTGGACATATAAAGTAGATGGAGTTAAAAAATATACTCAAGGTATTCCAGCACAAAAAGAAGGTTATGATTCATTGAAATCCGCTATTAAAGAAGCTCCTTCTATTATTAGAAAAAGAGTACAGGAGGCATTTAAATGACAATTATTGATGATATAGAAAGTAAATTAAATACTTTTTTTGGAGCAAGGACAGACAGTTATAAAGATACAATTATTAAAGAAATTTATAAACCATTGCCAAAAGGAACATATCCTAAAATAACCATTCAAGAAATTGATAATAGTGAAGTAGTATCAAGAACTACAAGTGAAGGTGAAAGAACAACAGGTTTAGGATATCAAATTGTATGTTATAGTAGAGATACTGCTGAATATGATTATATTTCAAGTGTAAGATTTATGTTAGATTTAGTTCATGAATGTATTTCAGAAAATTTTAAAATGCAAAGAATAGGGTCTACTGTTATACAACCATACATTACTGATAAAACAATAATGACTGGAACAGTTAGATATACTTGCGTATATGATAAAGAAACAAATTTAATATATATAAATTAAAGGAGGAAAAGAAATGGCTATATATTTAAGTACAATTGGAGTTCATTTAAAATATGCTGTTGAATCAACTGCTGGAACAAGACCTACATCAGGATATATAGATTTAGTAGGAGTTAAATCAATTCCTGCATTAACATCTGCTCCTGACAACTTAGAAACAACTACATTAAATGAAACAGAATATAAAACATATATACCTGGATTAAAAGATTTAGGTGGAGCATTAAGTTTTACATTCAATTTATCACAAGATTTAAAAAATGCTTGGGATACATTAGTAACAGCTTATAACACAGGAGTTGCTGCTAATAAAGAAACTTGGTTTGAGGTTGTAGTACCTGGATTAACAGAAAGTTTATATTTCAAAGGAGTACCTTCTCCAATGGGATTACCAGAAATGGGAGTAAATTCTGTAGCAGAAGTAGAAAATTCAATAACACCTACAAATGCACCAACATGGGCTGCAAAATCAAGTTCAACAAGTTTAGGATAAAATAAGGAAGGGGAAAAATTATTATGAGTAGACAAATAAAATTTGGATATGAAGGAAAAGAATATTGTCTTGAATACAATAGAGAAGCAATTAAAATAATGGAAAAGCAAGGATTTGAATTAGAAACATTCACCAATAAACCAATGAATATGATGGAATTAGCTTTTCAAGGAGCTTTTCTAAAGAATCATAGAAATATTAAAGGTTCAACTGTATTAGACATATATGAAAATATGAAAGACAAAAGAGAATTAGCAAATGAATTACTTAATATGATAAGTGAAACTTATAATTCTCTATTTGATGATGAAAATGTTGATGAAGCAAAAAACATAAGTTGGAAGGCAGTTTAGAAGAAATATATTCTAAGCATGTAGAGCATGCCTTCCTTTATAAGGAATTTGAGAGGATATGTCCGCAATATATATCAATTGGTATGACATACGAACAGTTTTGGTATGAAGATGTTTGTATGGTTAAAGCATATAGAAAAGCGTTTGAACTAAAAGAAAGAAGAGAAGCTGTTAAAAACAAATGGACTATCTGGGAACAGGGCTTGTATATATATGAGGCATTATGTGATGTATCTCCTATATTGCGAGCCTTTTCTAAAGCAACAAAGCCTCTACAATATTCAGAAAAACCTTATGAAATAGATAAATATACTAATTTATATTTAGGCGAAGTAGAAAGACAAAATACAATAGAAGAAGAAGAAAAGAAATTAAAGATAATACAAACACAAATATACTTTGAAAATTGGGCAAAAGCGACTCAAAAAAGATTTGAAGAGAAAGGAGGCTAAAGATGGCAGAAAATGTTAATATAGGCTCAATTAGTTGGCAAATAAAAGCAAGTGCAAAAGAAGCCTCACAAGAAGTAAAAAAATTATCAGACAATATTGGTGGATTAAAGAAAACTTTAAGTGCAATTAGTTTTACAGGATTCTTAGTAGGATTAAAAAAAATAGGTTCTACAATATTTGGATTTGTAAATCAAATGAGTGATTATATTTCAACGATGAACCAATATAAAATTGTTATGGGAGATGCAACAGCGGAGGCAGATAAATTTGTTAAAAAAGCAGAAGACCTATTGGGATTAGACCCAAGTCAAATGATGAATAATTTGGCAAATTTCAAAAGCTTACTAGAAGGATTTGGAATAGCAAATGAAGATGCCTATAAAATGAGTAAAAATCTAACACAATTGGCTGTTGATATGTCTGCTTTCAAAAATATAAGGATGGATTTAGCTCTTGAAAAAATTAAATCTGGTATAAGTGGAGAACTTGAACCTATGAGAGCTGTGGGTGTTGCATTAGACCAAGCAACATTACAAGAAGTTGCATATTCAGCTGGAATAAATAAAAAAATAAATGAAATGACAAGGGCGCAAAAAACGGAGTTGGCATATTATCAAATAATGAAATCAACTACACAAATGCAAGGATATTTCGCTAAAACTTTAATAACACCAGCTACAGCCTTGCAAGTAACACAAACAGAATTTAGAAGATTGGCTAGAGCTATAGGAAGTATTTTTATTCCTATAATGATGAAGGTTATACCTTATGTTAGAGCTGTAACTCAAATATTAACAGAATTAGCACAAAGGTTAGCTGCATTTTTTGGGTTTGAAATAGCAGATTATTCTACAGATGTAACAACAGGTACTAAAACAATGTCTGATGGATTAGGGGATGTTGAAAAATCTGCAAAAGACGCTGAAAAAGCAATGAAAAAAATGTTGATGCCTTTTGATGAATTGAACAATATTAATTTTGACACAGGAAAAAATAAAAGTGGAACAGGAGATGGAGTTCCAAGTGGTGGAAGTTTGGGATTAGAATTGCCTGAATATGATATGTTTGCAGGGGCTTCTGGTGAAATAAACAAGAAGGTTGCTGAAATAAAAGCAAATTTTGAAAGATTAAAACCAGTATTAATAGCTGTTGGTGGATTATTAGCAGGAATGTGGGCAACAAATAAAATAGCAAACTTTATATTATGGGTTAAAAAAATTGTAGATGCTTTTAAACTTTTAGCACCAATAGCTACAGTTTTAAAAACAATAGGAGCAGTTTTAGCAATTATTGGTGGAGCTATTTTATATGTTAAAGGTATTTTAGATATTTTAAATCCTAATGTAAAATATCTTAAAGGATTATTAGAAGCGTTAATAGGAACTATATTAGTAGTAGTAGGATTATTGTTATTGCCAATAAGTGGTACAGTAGCAATAGTGGTAGCAATAGTAGCAGCGGTAGGAATACTTGCGGCTACTATATGGAGATTTAGAGATCAATTAAAAATATTTTTTACAGAAACATTGCCGGGCTGGTTTAAGGCTGTAGGTAAATGGCTTTCGGAATTACCGGGTAAAATTGGATATTGGTTAGGCTTTGCATTAGGAAAAGTTGTAAAATTCATAGCTGATATCCCAAAAGCGGTCAAAACATTTTTTACAACAACTTTACCGAGTTGGGCAAAAACCATAGCAACATTTTTTACAAAAACGCTTCCAACAAAGATGTTAGAATTTTTAAAATTCGTTGCATCATTACCATCAAAATTTATTAATTTTGGAAAGCAAATAATTTCAGGACTTATAAGTGGAATATGGAGTATG